ATTAAGCATATTCGATAGGAGCGAACGCCCTTGTTCTATTGTCAACTCACCAAGTTTCACACGCGTTAAGATGTCCATCGCTGAACTAATCTGAATTCCCGTGAAACTTTCTTTAACGTCGGGAGTTTCTTCGGCCATTGCGTTTTCAATTTCAACGGAATAACCGAGGTATTGCTCTACTTCTTTGAGCCATTCATTTATGATGCGCTGAAACGGCTCAATTACATCCTTGTTAAATATCCTTTTAGCTTCCTCCAATTCACTTGCTGCGCTCAACTGACCCGCCGTTTTTACACCAAACAAAGACGGTGTCGTAACGCGGTGTCCAATCATTATTTTGTCGGTCGATTCTTGCGATATGAACTGGAACTGGTCGCTCAAATTGCTAACCTCGAAGGGCTTAATCTCGGGCGTTTGTTCGGGGCTGTCCGAAAAGGTCATCCAAAAACGACCGCTGTTTTCAGCCCCTCCTAACTGCTGTTCAATTTCTCTTCTTATTTCGTTGCGTTCCTCCTTCGGGGGAACTCCCGATTTGAAGTGAACGCTAAATCCAGGGTGCAACCCGTTTTGAATATTGTTATTGTGAAAGATGCTTACTTGTTTGTCTACTTCAATCCAGTTAACCGCGCCAATATAGTCGGGCTTTGGGTAGTACATCGAACCGACTGCGAAGGGCTTGCAGTAGATAATCTGCACCGCGTCGCCGCTTGCGGTTATCGGGTTGTACGCATCCCATTCTGTAACCTCGAACTCGGTTTCCTTTGCCCAGTCGATACAATGGAAATAAGAATGAACGTTCCCTTCTTCGTCCATCGGAGCGGAACGCCATTGTTCAAACGGCGAGTGTTTAATCTGAACAATCCTGTTGCCCTCGGGCGACCAATACACTTCCCAAACGAATCCTCCTTGTATCTTTAAGTCAAGGCACGTCTTGCGCAGTTGGTCGTCAATGTCAATCGCCTTTGCTCTGTCATCGGTGTAAGTCGCGCCCCTGCCGTAAATCATCGCGGCTATACTTGTCGTTAGGGCTGAATGCACCGCGCTCGAATTTAGCAAGCTTATGAGGTACTGCGGGAACAAGTTATCTACGCCGTAACTGACGTACTTGTTTCCCCTCTTGTGTTCCTCGTAGGTTTCGCGTTGGTGGTATTTTGATGCCGCTAACGCGACGATGTTCGCCTTACTCATAGTAAATAAAATCTGGTGGTGTTGTTGGGTTGTTTGTCGTTACATACGTGTTCGTGTCTACTATTAAGAGAACGCCTGTTTCAACCTCACCCACAACGCTCGCGTCGGTGGGGTCTAAATTGGTCGGGCTGTTCTGACCGTACACTCGATATTCATATTGCCCTGCTCGCTCCAATAATACTCCGGTCAAACTAACCGCGTCCGTGTCAATCTCAACCACGGTATAACGGTCGTTGTCGGCAACGATTATAGGTACAATCGCTTGGGTAGCGTAATCAACCCCCGTAATAGTCATAAGATAGTGCGTAAACGTAGGTAGGTACTTACGCGCTTCAAACCACGTGCAATAAAACTGCTGTGAAGGTGTTATCGGTTGAAGTGTTACCATAACAAAAAAAAAGGGGCGAGGCATAACGCCTGCCCCCAGTTCGGTAAATTTACACAATTAGTAGTTAGGCGATACAATCACCGCACCTGTGATGCCTTGTATTTCGCCTGTAATCGGGTCAGTATTGGTCGGGTCAAAGTCCAACAATGGAGCGGGAATACGTTCCTCGGCCATCCATACGTTTTCGTACCCGTTCATATCACCAACCGCCGTTCCAGTCTTCACACCTCCACCGTTCACTTCTGCGCCGCCTTGGTAGCCCATAACGTGCCAGTTGTCGTTATTATCTCGCACCAAAATCAAAAGACGGTTTTGCCACGCTCGGCGCATCTCGTCGTTAATTACGGCTTCGATTTTTTGAAGGTTGAAAGAAAGATTCTGTTGGTAAAAGACAGTTCCGTTTTCCATCGACGACTGTACGTCTTGGTCGAACGTTCCGCTGTTGCGTGCAATCTGCCAACGGTAGAATGTGAATGAAGACAATATATCGCTCAATTCACCGGCTACCAACGCATCAAACGTAACGCTGTTCCACGGTGCCCAAAGAATCTCTTTCACGCCGCCTATCGCGTCTTTACACGCAAATAGACGGCCTGTTGTTAAGTCGCAACTCATAGTCTATCAATTAAGAAGTACGGCGAATTACCGCAATATCTTCCGGTGCTACAATTTGTGTACCTGCGGTAAAGCGCATTGACAGACGTACGTTGTCGTCGCCTGCAATCGGAGTACGGTCAATTACCAAAACTTGGTTGAAGTCGTTGGTCAAATCCGTTCCGAAGTTGTAGTTGTCGCGGTAAGACAAGATGATAGTGTCATTCGGGAAACCTGCGGGGGTTACAATCGGGAAGCCCAAGAAGTTAGTTGGGCGAGGGTCGCCTACGAAGGTAGCTGAATAACCGCCTGATGTTACTGCCACTCCTGCCATTGCACGTTGTAGCAAGAACAACGACTTGCGGCTCATGTAAATTGCCGAGTTGGTCATGTTCTGAATAGTGTCAGGGGCGTTCGCAACCAACGCGTCAAGGTGGGTAAGGATACCCGTTGTGGCGTTGTTGTCGGCGGTAAATGTACCCGCTACTTGACCGTCGTAACCGAGGTTTGCAGCTTGGAGAACAACGTTGCGCATAATTCCTGCGAAGTGTGATTCCGCTTGTCCGCCCACGGTAGTACCGTCGGTTTCGTTGTATAGTCCACGCCACAAAGTGCGTTCGATGGTTTCGTTTACTTTGCCTGCTGCGTAACCGAGTAGGAAGTTGTTGAAGTCCTCGGGAATGCGGTCGTTGATGAAACCGTTGCCTGTTGCGAGGGCTTGCCAGTCGTGGCGAAATTGCTGCTTACAAATCTCCTCGTTTACCATCAATTCAGTCGGTACGAGTGCAATCTCGGTCAACTCCATAGATGGGTCTTCCGGCAACGTCCAATCGCACCCAAACGGCTGCACGGTGAAGCCGTCAAGTTTCTTCAACACCAAACGGTGCTTAACGTTTTGACGGGTCAACACGAAGTTGTTGCGGATTGAATCTGCGCCCAAAATGGCGGCGGCTACATAAGGCAACGCGAGTTCGCCTGCGTAGGTACTCGATACAATGTCGAGTGATGAAAGTTTAAGGTTCTTAGACATTAGTTCTTGAATTTTTCAATAATTGCAAATGGTACTTCGGCGGCTGACAATTTAGTAATGTCGACCTGCTCTTGGGTTTTGGCTACGCGCCCGCGTGCTGGTTTGCTTACCGCAGCGAGTTTCACCTTTTGGAGTTCTTCTTCGTTTTCTTTTACCGCTTCTTGCATTTCTGCTTTCCACGCTTCAAGCGACTTCATCACGGCTTCTGTTACTGCTGCAACAATCGCGGCGGTTTCGTCTTCGGTCATGCGTGTACGTGGTGGCGTTGGTGCATCACCTCCGTCGCCTGTCGGTTCACTCTTGGCTGCGCCGTCGGTTTCGCCTGTGGTTTCGCCTGTGGTTTCACCTTTGGCTTCGCTTTTTGTTTCACCTTCGGCGGGAGCTTCTGCTGCTTCACCGCGTGCTGCTCTTACGTCCGCAATCTTACCACCGCTTACGGCGATGACCTGACCGTTTTTTAAGGTTACTTCGCCATCCTCAACGGCAACGAGTTCGTCGTCTTCCTCTTTGAAGATGCTAACCCCTACGCCCCATTCGGCGGCGTCGGTGTAAATCATAGTGCCGTCGGCTAACTCGCCAGACGTCATGTCTTCGACTTGCATTTTTACCTCCTCGTCCGCACTCAATTTGGCGGTGTACTTGGAGATAATGTCGAAAACGTCTTTTAGTTTCTGATTCATAATAATAAACGTTTATAGGTTTAACTCTTATTTATTCAATACTGCCTTTAATTCGCTCAAAAATTCATCTACGATGTCCGTTTTTTGCTTCTTATCGATGAACATTCCCTCGATTGAAAACCCTTTTACGTTGCCCGTCTTTACCTGCTCGTTCCAGTACTTGTCCGACCCGACGTACATTCCCAACATCCACGTTCCCGCAGGCGGATTCAACCCCAACGCGGCGGCTTTGTCGTTTTCTCCCATCGTAATCCAACTTTCCACCACTACGTTCTGCTCCAAAGGAACTGCGTGTTCGTGGTTTGTGTTCATCAACCGCATTTCGCGCATAAATTTATACGCGGCTTTCTCGATAGTTTCACGCGAGAACGTTATGTAATATTCCTCATTCGCTTCCCTTCTGTAAACGGGTCTATCGGGAACAAGCGCAGCCCCATACAATAGGCGTTTGTCCTCGTCAATCGCTTGGAGTTTCAACTCCTTGGAAAGTGCTACCCACGTTTCTTCTATCGCGGGGTTTTCGACTAACGAAATCATGCTAACGCCATGCGTTTCGTCGTCAATAATCATCTCGTAAATTTTCATAATACGGCTTGGTCTTGTAGAAGCTGGTTGGCTTGCTGTTGGTTGGTTACATTTTGGCTAATTACGTACGCTTGTATCGCGTTCTCTTGACCGCCCTGACCTAAAAAGTCGAGGTTAATCGTTGGCGGTGTTGCTTCGGTCGTCGTCGTGGGGGTTGGTGCGCCCGCTCCACTCGGTGCGGTGGCAACTGGTGCGCCCCCTTTGTATTGTGTTTTGGCAATCGCGGCGACTTGTGCAGCACCCTGAATACCTGCGGCGGCGGCTGCTA